TCCACCCTGTCGAGAGCTACATCGCTCCGTGCGACTTCGAGATCGGCGGCCAGGCCGTGAAGGCCGGTACGTGGCTGCTCGGTCTTCACGTCGTCAACGACGCGATCTGGGCCCAGGTGAAGGCCGGAGAGCTGACCGGACTCTCGATCGGCGGCTACGCCCAGAAGGTGCCCGCGCAGCAGATCCCCGTCCCGGCGTGAGTGCTCTCGGCGGGGTGTCGGAATTTCTGGTGCTTTCCACCTCGCGAGTCCGCTGATAGCGTCTGACTCGTGGCCGACGACAGCAACACCAGCAGCGAGACGGCGGGGATCAATCGCCTGCTCGGCATGGTCGTGCAGGAAGTCAGCCTCGTTGACCGCGCGGCGAACAAGCGCACGCTCCTGCTCATCAAGAGGGACGAAAAGATGTCGATCGTGACCAAGGACGACACCGCCGCAGCCCCCGCGATGCCCGGCGCCAGCTCGCAGCCAGCGCCCGAGAAGCTCGCGCCCATGCAAGCCCAGGTGAAGGACCAGCTCCTCCAGGCGCTGACCGCCGCCGCCGAGAAGATCGTCGCCCTCGCCAATCAGGTGAAAGAGGCGGAGACGACCGAGCAGCAGGCCACGCCGGCCGTGCCCGCGAGCGTGACGGGCGAGATCACGGAGACGGCGTCGATGCTCTCGGGCCTCGCCGCGCAGTTCGGCGGCAAGACGGCAGCGGCCGACCCCGCGGCCCCCGCAGCCGCCCCGCCGGCCGCGCCCCCCGGCGCCCCGACCGAGCCCGAGAAGGCCGCCTCCCTCGACGGCATCAGCGAGAACGGCGGGCAGGATCAGCAGGGCGAGCAGAAGCGCGACGCCGACGCGGTCGCGAAGGCCTACGCCATTGCGGTCAAGGCCACGAACGTGAAGACGGGCGCGATCACGCTCAAGGGCGCGGACATGGGGACGATGCTCGCCGCGTTCAAGGTCGTGGCGAAGACGCACTCCGGCATCCAGAAGGCCGGGAAGAAGATGGCCAAGGAACGGCTCGACCGCTTCCGCAAGGCGATGGATATGCTCGCCGGGATCATGAAGGAGCTGACGGCCGAGGGGATCCGCAAGTCTGCGGGCGCGCCCTCGCGCGGCATGGTGCTCACGCCCGAGGACGGGCGCGCGCTGCTCGGCATCCTCGAAGAGGCGGCGACCCTCAACAAGGCGCAGAGCACCGAGCTGGCCGCGCTCCGCAAGCGCAACGCCGTTCTCGAGCGCTCGGCGGGCGCACCGAACAGCGGCGCGCCCGCGCTCGCCCTCCCCGGCGACTACGTCGGCCAGCGGCAAACGGCCAAGGACGTCGTGTGGCCAATGGACATGAATAAGGACCCGAAGACCACGCCCGCCACGAGCTTCCGATCCACGGGGGCCCGCTAGGGCCTCGCACCACCACACCACACGGCACGACAACCCAGAACGAGGGTAAGAACCCATGCTCCCCAACGGTATGCTCCCCAACATGAGCCTTCTTCAGAAGGCCGACCTCGCGCTGGCCGATCTGACGTCGGGGGGTGGCATTCTGCAGCCCGAGACGGCGCAGAAGTTCATGCGGATCCTCATCAACGAAGCCGTCGTCATGAAGCAGGCGACGGTCGTTCCCATGAAGAGCATGAAGATGGAGATCCCCAAGATCCAGTTTGGATCGAGGATCCTCCGCGCCGGCAGCGTGGGCGTCGCGCTCAGCGCGAGCGACCGTTCGAAGCCCGACACCTCCAACGTGGAGCTGGACGCCGAGCTGTTCAAGGCCGAGGTTCGGCTCCCCAACGAGGTGCTCGAGGACAACATCGAGCGCGACCAGCTGAAGCAGACGATCATGCAGCTGATGGCCGAGGCCATCGCGCGCGACGTCGACGAGGTGATCGTCCAGGGCGACACCACGAGCAGCGATCCTTTCCTCGCCCAGATCAACGGCCTGCTGAAGCAGAGCGTCACGAACACCGTGGACGCCGAGGGCGCCCTGCTGAACAAGCAGGTCCTCAAGTCGATGATGAAGACGATGCCCACGCAGTTCCTCCGGAACCGCGCGATGCTTCGCTTCCTGACCAGCGTGCACGCGGAGATCGACTACCGCGACAGCCTCGCCAGCCGGCAGACGCCTGGCGGCGACTCGTTCCTCACCGAGGCGGGGAGCGCGTCCTACTCGGGGATCCCGATCCAGGACGTGCCTCTCTTTCCCGAGCTGCTCGTCAACAGCGACGGCGGCCCGTCCAACTGCACCAACGTCGTGCTCACCGACCCGAAGAACATCACGGTCGGCGTGTGGCGGGAGATCCGGCTCGAGACCGACAAGGACGTCTCCGCCGGCGTCGTCATCGTCGTGGCCTCGCTGCGCATGGACATGAAGTACGCGCACGAGCCCGCGGTCGTGAAGGCGATCAACGCCCAGGTCGGCGACGACTGAGCGAGCAGGCACCACCCACCCAAGGCGTAACGAGACCACGACAGACAGGACGGGCGGCCAGCCGCCCCGCGAGGAGAAACGACGATGACTCTCGGACTGATCACGACGCTCGACACCGTTGGAGAGATGCCGTCGGCGCCGCTCTTCGCCGACCGCATCAGCTTCAAGGGGGACAACAGCTACCCCAGCGGGGGCACGCCGGGCTTTTCGGCCCTGCTGCAGGCCCTGACGAAGGACAAGCGCACGCCGCTGGCAGCGATCATCCAGGACGCCGGCGGGGCCTATTCCGTCGGCTACAACGACACGCCGAGCGCGGGCACGAGCGGCAGCGCGACGGCCGCCAACGCCGCCACGTATGCGCTGACCAACGCCTGGACGATCCAGGTCGCGGTCGACGGCGGGCCGGCCCTCACCGTCAACTTCCTGACGGCCGACTTCGTGAGCATCGGTGCGGCGACGGCCCACGAGGCTGCGGCGGTCTTCAACCGCGCCTTTGCCGCGGCGGAAGTCGATGCCGTGGCGACGGTCGTGGCCAACGCGGTCGTCCTCACGAGCGATAGCGACGGCACGGGCAGCACGGTGACGATCGCCGGCGGCACCTCCGGCGCGGTCACGGCCTTCGGGTTCGTCTCTGCGGCGGGCACCAACCCGGTGCCGCAGGACAACCTCAAGGTCTTCCAGACCTCGACGAACGCCGAGGTCGTCAACGGGACCGACCTCTCCGGCACGACCTTCACGGTCCTGGTGCTCAGCAAGTAGCTGGGCGCCGCCGTCGCAAGCGAGCCACCAAGCACACCACGCATCGGAGACGAACATGGACGAATTCAACGTGTCGGATCAGCTGGGCTCCGGCGGTACGGGGCTCGCTCCTACCGGCTCGGGTCCGAGCAACGGGCTTCCCGTCCTGCGGGACCTCCTGCGCAGCCTCTTCGGCGCGGTCTTCACGCCGTACGCGTCGACCGCGGCGATGCAGGCGAGCCTCGCGAAGAACCGCGCAGACGGGCAGCTCGTGGTCCGGCTCTCGGACTACTCGCTGTGGTGCTTCGAGGCTGGCAGCTCGGCGGCCGCAGGCGCGACGGTGATCAAGCCTACCGACGTCGGGTCTGGCACCGGACGCTTCACCGAGGTGGCGACCTCGCCCGCCACGCTGGCGGGGCTCGCCATCCAGACCGGATCCGGCACGTGCACGGCGGGCGTCAGCAACACGATCGCCGCGACCATCACGGCGGGCAGCAAGATCGTGGTCACCCGCAAGGATCTCGCCCTCAGCTCCGCCATCGGCGTGCTGTCGGCCGAGACCGCGGATCGGGTCGTCGGCGCCCCCGGCTCGTTCATCGTGCGCAGCCTCCGGCCGGCGACGATGGCGGCGGAGACGGGCGACGCGTCGACCTTCGACTGGTACGTCATCGGCTAGCCGGCCCGCTCCGGGCAGGTCACGCGGCCGCGCGTCGGGGTAGCCCCTGGTGCGCGGCCGCTGCCGTTGTTACGTTCGGTGGCCAGGAGATCACCACCATGCCCAAGCCCCGCGCCGCGATGTTCGTCCGCCTTCGTCCAGCCCCCCTCGCCAAGGGGGCCAGGGTGCAGCACCCGCGCCGCTACAGCGTGCGCGGCGTCCTCTTCGAGCAGACCCGAGGCTGGTACGAGACCGACGCCGAATTGGCCGACTACCTCGCCGCCCTG